CCTCGTGCCTCGTCGCTTGCTTTTCTCTGCGGCCGTCGCCCGTCGTATAATACACCTCGTATGCTCTCATACTCATCTTAATTTACCTCGATCGTGAGAGTGATGACGCTGGTGCTTTTGTAGTTCTGCTCGATAGAGAAAAGATATTTTAGAATAGGTATATCCTTGAGTAGCGGCACGCCGTTACGCTTTGAATAAGCAACGTCTTTGTTTATGCCGCTTAGAACCAAAAGCTCGCCCCGCTTAAGGCTATAATTAGACTTAAGCTCCTTTTTACTCGTGCGCGGCGTGAGGGTGTTTTGAGTGTCTAATAGGTCCTCAACCACCAAATCAAGGCTAAAATCGACGTTAGAGTTTTGAAGCACTACGGGGCGAATTTTAATCTTTAGGCCGACATCTTTATACTCATAGCTGTTTTGAGTGGCGGTGCCGTTTTGCGTGTAAGTGCTGGTATTGGTAAGATAAGGCACATTTTCGACGGATGAGAAATATACCTCGGCGCCGCTTTTTGCGACCAGAAACGGACTTTGTTTTATAGTGGTTACGCCGTTTTGTTGAAGTAGGCTTAGCACTCCATAAAAGCCTCGTTTCTTTGTAGTTACTACGTTGGTTTGAGCGGTATATGGCATAGTAATCAAATTTATAAAGAAATTTAGATCGGAGCGCGTTATTACGTCGCCTAAAGAATTTAGGTGCGAGCCTATATCTTTGTAATCATTGGTATTCGTTTCAAGTATGGTAAGCTTAAAATTTACCTGTTCGAGCTTTTTATCGCTTCTTTGCACGAAATCTATTATGTCGCTATATTCGTCATCGCTTGCTTTGAATACGACGGAGTTTGTAGAGCGAATATAGCTTGAGTTTTGATCGGTCATCTTGCTTACTATCTTATCGGCGTCGTCGTAAGAATTGTTTGTAAGGGTAAGGTATCTTAACCTACGTTCGGCGCTAATGCTACCGTTAGCGTCGCCGTAGTCTTTGTTCTGCTTAAAGACATAGTAAAAGCCGTCCGTTAAAATAAGCTTTAAACCTTTGCTCTCTATGGCTTTGCGGAAGTGCTTTATCGTTACGTCTGAATTCTTAGCGGTGTAGAAATAAAAGCTATTCGGATCTATCTCATCGCTGATTAGAATATCGATTTTTGAATTTTGACTGGCAACGTTGGCGAAATCAAGCAGATTTAACTTGATCTCTTCAGACAAGGCGCTACTTAGAATAAATAGCGCTAGAAAAAGAACTTTTTTCATCTAACTCTTCCTTTTTTAGGTTATCGAAAACAGGCTTATCAAAGCCGACGAAAAAATACATAATACCTTTGCCCTTGAACGAGCGCACGTTAAATTTAGGCGGGGAGCGCAGAAAGATGAAATTTAAGTATCTCTGATCGAAGCGCTCATAACCGCCGCTCGTAATGGAACACTTATCGTAGAAGCAATAAATTTGATAGATATAGCCTATGGGAGGCTCATTTGGATCGGGTTCGGAGGCGCTAAAAAGACCGTCATCGCTATTGCTTGGCTTGGATGAGCTTTCTTGATGGGAGGGGTTTTCGGATGGGGCGGGATCATCGGTCTTAAAAAGCGAATAGAAGCGGTAAAACGCCAGGAAAGAAAATATGCAAAGCGCCACGGCTAAGCCCAAAAATTTAACTACGACGGATGAGCCTTTTTGCTTTGAGCCCGCTACGTAAAGCTTAAATACCTCGCCAAGAGCGGGGAGAGTAAAGCCGCCGCCTTTAATCATGTCGCTTTGGTTCATTCGGTAGCTGATAAACTGCTGATACCTAAAGCGACTAGCGATAAGGCGGCGCGCAGGTTCAACGGCCTTATAAAAATACTCGGCTACGGCTTTATAACCCGTATCGATTAGACTTAAATCCTGCGTTATGAGCCAAATATCCTGAAACAAATGGGCGTGATAGGTAAGCCACCAGGTTAAAATTTCATCACCTTTTTTCGTAAAAAAGTTGTGAGCCTCATCGATCACGATAAGGCAGTGATTGAGCTTAAAATCTGCGGCTTTTTCGTTTAGCTCCGTATCGTTTGCGCCGCCTACGTAAAGGTCATAAAGCAAGCTAAGGTTATATTTAAAATCGTTAATATCCAAAGGCTTGATTTTTTCGCTTTTAGAATAGTCGAATTCGTTTATATTAGTCCAGCAGATAGTGTATTTATCGGCTTTCTTAGGTTTTTTGATAAATTTATCAAACAAAGAGGGCTTGGGAACTTCGATAAAATTCTTATAAATTTCATAAACAGCTAAATAAGTCTTTCCGCTTTTCGGTATGCCCGTAAGATATGAGATAGCCATTTAATCGATCCTAGAGATAAAGAGGTAAAGCAGGGTTTTTCGGAAACTCTCAAGCCCTTTGATGAGAATTTTTAAAGCGATTAAAGAAATCGCCGTAAATAAAAAAGGTTTGAAAATTGTATAGACATCCTTAAAGGCTTCTATAACGCCTAAAGACTTAAGCACGTTAAAAAAAAGAGTTACAAGCTCATCGGTATTGCCCGCATAAGAATTTATATAATCTATTAAAGCATTTACCTTGCCAAGGGCAATAAATACCAATGACATCAATCCTACGTAAAAGGTAATAGTAAACCCCAGTATAAATACTGAAACGGCCATCATCGTTCCGAAACGAACGGAAGCAGCAGCCCATTTTTTAACGAAAGTGCCGAAAAAACCGATAATAGCTAAAATAGGCATCATACCAACCTTATAATTATTTTAAAAAGTAGAATAGAGAATATCGTAGAGAATAAGGCGTAAAAAATAAAGTAAAGGACGGGGCGAGCGTCTTTTACTACGGCGCAAATATCGACGGTGATTTTCTTGGTTAAGCCATCTTTGATAACGAAATCGCGAGTATAAGGGCAGCTACCGACAAAGCCCCCATGTTTAAAATCATGCAAAGAGCCGTTTTTAATTTTATCGTAAGTTCCCATTAATTGCTTTTTTGCGTCATCATACATACCCATTACTTTACCCACACCCTTTTCAATGTCCTTCGTTAATTTATCGTAGCCGCTAAAGTCCATATTGGGATTGTTCTTATCCTCTTTATCCCCAGGCTTGCCGCCTCCACCGCCACCTGGATTTGTGCCGTTATTATTACCTGGATTATCAGGTTTGTTGCCTCCACCGCCAGGTTTGCCTCCGCCGCCGCCAGGATTTGGATTATCTGGATTGGGTTTATCAGGCTTATCGGGATTGGGTTTATCGGGTTTATCAGGTTTATCAGGCTTGTCGGGATCGCCAGGTTTAGTTCCGTGAGTATAGCTGTCATCCGTGAAGCAAACGCCATTGGCATTTGTATCGGTATCGAGAATTTTATAAGTTACAGTGAATAAATTTCCATCACCGCCGACTTTAGCTTCGGGATCATCTTTAGTCGTAAAGCAAGTATACGAACAAACTGCGGTTTTATCGCCTACAACATGATCGGCAACGCTATCAAAACCAAGCTTTCCTGCACGCTTGCAAAGACAATTAAAACGATCGCGCCGATTGGATATATCCTCGCATTTATTCACGCATAAACCGGTAGTAGAATCGAAATACTCACCTGCTTTGGTATTGCACTTAACACATCTTGCCGTAGTAGAACCCTCGGCTATTTTAGCCCACGAATAGGTTTCGTATTTGAAAAATTTATTACCTTGATAAGTTTCAGAACCTAAAAATTTATATAAAGTAGCAGGATTAGAAAAATAACCATCGGGAGATTTAGAGGCTGGATCCGATTGAGCATAAAAGGAATTCTTTTTAAATGCAGTCTCATTAAAACTAGGCTGTACATAAGCATTATTTTCAATCTGAGTATATTGGCAATGTTCGACTATACCGTCAACTATGCCGTTATAAAGCCACATATCGCCAGCGGTAGAAATTTTAAAACGATAATCGTAAGAACTAGACGAAAGGGGAACTTGGACGGAAAAAGAAAAAGTAACCAAGGATATTAAAATTAGGGGGATAAATTTAAATTTATTAAGCATTCTTACTCTTCCTTAAATTTGCGTAGGGGGAGCGAACCCGATTTTAATCGCAAGCTTATAAAATCGGCTCCCCCTGCGACCCTGTTATGCGCGGCGACCTTCGGGCCGCCGACCGCCCCGCGCCGCGCGCGCTTCGCTTCGTATATAGGCAAGAAATAAAATCATTGCCTAAGACCAACGGCGTGAAAATAGCGTAAAAGCCAACTGAAACGGGATATTTGCAACGCCGAACCAAAAGAAAAGGCTAAAGAAATAATCAAACGACTTGTTGCCGATCCAATCGATTAAAACAAATTCCATCGCAAACCCCCGAAAACCCTACTTAATCTTAGAGATAGCAAGAAATATCCCTAAGACGAATAAAAAACCGCAAAGACAACCGCTAAGCGCCATCAAAGAGCTGTATCGCTCTAAGCTCAAACCGGTTAAATTTAAAACTTCTGCTTCGCTCATTTTGAAAAAAGATCCAGACCTGCAAAAATAGACTTGACCGCAAAGAACGAAAGCGCCAAAATCGCATAAAAAGCGTTTAAAAGTAAAGACATATGTAAAATCGAAATCTGCATTTTTAAACCCTTTTAAGAGATACCGCCCGAAAAAGGGCGGTAAAATTTAGCTTAACGCCTAAATAAAGACAAGGCAGCTCTAACGGCATAAATCAAGCCAACTAAGCCGATAATAACGACAACGGCGGAAGTAAACGGAGTAGTTTCGATAGTTCCACTAAATTTACCGTTCTCGAAAGTTACTTCAGCCATAGCATTAGTAGCAACTAAACCGACACCAGCAAGGGTTAAAACCTTTGCTTTACCACTTGAAAGAAATTCTTTGATATTTTTCATCGCAGAAAACTCCTTTTAGAATTTAAGCCCGCGCGCAGACTTTATCAAGCCGACCACACAGATCGGCTTTGTAAAGCTTGTTATTTTTTAGAAGTAGTAGAAGTTTCGTTGTTTAAGAAATTTATCCAGTATGCGTCATCCTCGTCAGTCGTAAGGGTATAAGCGCCGTTATTAAATGACGGAAGCCCAGCATGAAACTTTAGAATGCCGTTCTTGCGGAAAAACTGATTAAATTTCGTAGTAAGAACCCCTGCGGTTAGATCGTCTTTGCAAAGAATTCTAACTATGAGTTCTTGTTCTTTGAGATCGACGCAATTCGTTACGGAATTTTCCTCCTCGTATTGGTTCCGAGAGGTAAGCTTTACGGAGCTTGAATAAGCCCGTCCGTTCATCTCGCCTTTAGCGCCGCTTTTTGCGATAGCCTTTGTAAGTTCGTAGGAGACCTTGAAGTCTTGCGTAATGTAGTCCATAACTCTTCCTTTATATTTGATTGAGCTTAACTCGATTAAACCTAAAGGGCGGAAGGAAGAGTTATTTTCACAAACCGCCCTGAGTAGTTTAATCACTTGCTCGGGTGAGATCCCCGCCTAACTTCGGCCCTAGACATCTTTACTCTGTCGCGGCATAGTGCGGGAAATTAAACACAGAATTTGCTATAATAACTTTGTGAATGGAATTATTGCAAATTCTTTATAGGAATTATTGCAAATTCTTTATTAAAAAAACTTTAAATAGAGGGAATATTTCCAATGGATAAAAAAGAAATTGCAAAATTTATCGGCAAAGACCTAAAAACCTTATACAATTGGGAAAGACAAAATCCAAATCTATACAAAATAATAATCTCATACTTTTCAGACGATACAACAAATTCTTATGAACGGGAATTATTGCAAAAATTTAGACAGCTCAAAGAAACAGAAAAGAGATATTACCTAAGCAGCATGGAAACCAAAATTTTAAAAAGAGAGATGGAGAAAGAAGCAGCAAATGATGAATAAACTACTACTAGCAGCAATTTTAACTTTTGCTAGCCTACAAGCTAAAGAAAGTATAGAAATAAACGTATCACCAAGCAACAAGCAATATCAATTTGGTAAAAATATAAATTTAATCGGCACGTGGGAAGCTATAGAAACCCAATGTTGCGTAAATTTCATTTTTGGTAGATACGACAAAATAAGAATGAGATTCGATAAAAGCGGCAAAATTTATAGAGTAGAAAAAAATAAAGAAATCCCAACCGATATGATATGGAGCATAAATAGTAATGGAGTAGTAAAGGTAGAAAAAGACGATAGCTATTATGAAAAAATAGGGCTAAACGATAGAGCTAAATCTATACAAGGTAAAATGGTAAAAGATATATTTAAAGGAATAGAAACAACAGAATTTCAAATCCTATCTAAAGAAAACGACAACTGCTTTATGGTAGAAAGAAATTTAAAACTATGCAAGATTTTAGGGAATTTGCACACAGAACCCGATAAAATAATTCAAATCGAAATGCACTAAATCCCTTTAAGCTTCAAATTCGCAGCCTCGCTTAAAAATTGTGATCTATTGTTTGTGACTTTATCGATAGCATTAAGCAAAGATTGCGAAAGGCTCAAATTTACACGAACTTTCTTATCATTGGGCTCTTTGATGAAATCATTATTTGCAAGCATAACCTCTAAAGCACCGTCAAAAGCACTTTTTACGTCTGCTATTGCTTCTGCTTCATTTTCACCGTCACCCATAATATAAGGGAAGTCCTTATATCTTGCAAAGTATCCGCCGCCCTCATCGTCGGTAAGTTTTCTTACGATTATTTCATAAGGTAAATTTAGATAATAGCTTTTGTCTTTTTTCATTTCTCTTCCTTTTCCAATGCTTTTAAAGCTTCTATGACGTAGATAACTTTCATAGGTCTTTGTCTGGGTATAGTTACTAAATCTCTACCGGGTTTTCTAAACTGCCAATGCGACGAGCCGTTATTTGTAGCTACATAACCAGCATTTTCAAGCAACTTTTTAAGTGTTTCAAACCTTACGTTCTTAGGATTATTTTCTAAATCCTTGATTAGTTTATCGTTTTTACTCATCTTTTAAACTTTCGTGTGTAGATATACACATTAAAAGTATTATATATTCTTATAGCTTAATGACTACTTAGAATAAGAAATATTGCTAATAACCCCAAAATCAGGGTTCAAATCCCTCTCTGTCCGCCACTACTTCAAAACAATCGCAAACGATCAAAAACTTTCGCGGACATTTTAGCTCGATTTTAACGTAGTTTTAGAACAAATTTTCATAAAATCCCAAACGTTGATTAACAACCAAAAACAATCGCGGACAAAATTTATAGCCGACTTTTTTGCTGACTAAAATACCGCCTAGAAGCGGCGGCATCGGCGATGTATGTTAAGCGCTCGCCGATTGCTGCTTGTCTTTATCGCTCTTTGACGGCGTCGATGCTGCTTTTTTTGAAATTTAAAGCCGGGCTCATCAAATTTGAGCTCAAATTTTAAACTGAGTATGTCTTCATGGCGCGAGGATTTGGGATTTGACGGACTTAAAATTTATACCGCGCAGGCGAGCAAATTTTACGGCGCAAAGGGCGGATGAAATTTCTATCGCGATTAAATCCGGCGCCGCGGTAAAATTTCACGCCGCTAGAATTTTAAAATTTTAAACGGACCTCGCGATCTCGCGACGTTTGAATTTAAAAATCCTATAATTTCAAATCCCGCGCGACTGAATTTTAAAGCGACTGTTTATGCGCGATATCGCAGCCGCTTGCCCGCAGCGAGAATTTTTAAAATTTCACGCAGCATCTTCTATGTGCAGACGGCGAGACATGCGTACGCACGGGCAGCATTATCGCGACATATCATTCAAACATGCTACTTTCGATTTGCGTTAGCAAGCATCAGCTTTATGCGGTTTTCCTGATTTACCGCGCTTGCGCCCGGGTCATAATCGATTGCGGCGATGTTTGCTTGCGGGTAGTTTTGCTTGATCTTTCGGATCATTCCGCGCGCGATGATGTGGTTTGGTAGGCAGCCGAAGGGCTGCGCGCACACGACGTTTTGTATACCGTGGCGCATAAACTCGACCATCTCCGCCGTCAGCAGCCAGCCTTCGCCCATCTTCACGCCGTGACCGATGTAGCCGTCAGCGGCGGCACGAACCTCGCTAAATGGGCTCGGCGCGCGAAATCCGAAGCGCTTCATCTGCTTAATCATCATGCGCTGAAAAAATTCCACTACTTTAGCAACCGCAAGCGAGCCGTAATACGCCGCGCCGCCCTTGCCGTAGAGCTGCTTGTCGTAAACGGCGTCGTAGATGCAGGTAAGCACGAAGTCCATCAGCCCCGTATTGACGGGCTCGGCGTTTTCGCGGATGAGGTAGGCGTTTAGGCCGTTGTTGCCGATGGGCGAATATTTAAGATAAATTTCGCCCACGATGCCCACTTTTACTCGCGGCTTATCGTCACGCCCGATTTTAGCGAACTGCGAGAGG